ATTGGCGTGATGTGATGCAGAGGTTCCTTGTCAAGGTGCGTAATGCTGAGCGTACTTTTAGTAGGCCCAATCGTAGATTTGTTTCACAAGGATTGTACTTGCCCAGTGTAACAGGTGAGACGATGGGTGATGTGGTGTTTGGTGTTGACTGTTCAGGGTCTATTGACCAAGACGAGATCAATCAATACGCCGCAGAGATACGGACAGTACACGAGGACTTGTCTCCACGTGCTTTGCATGTTGTTTACTTTGACAGTTCGGTGTCGCATTACGACAAGTTTGAACCCGATGATACTGTCGAGGTGAAGCCACATGGTGGCGGTGGTACTGCGTTCAGCCCAGTGTTTAAGTTTATTGATGAGCAGGGCATTGACCCTGTCGCTTGTGTGATTCTGACAGACCTGTGCTGTTCAGACTTTGGTAGTGCGCCTAGTTATCCAGTGCTTTGGGTATCTACGTACAGTGAGAACGCGCCCTTTGGCGATGTTGTGATGATGTAAATCGGAGGAAGTAATTATGGCTACAGTTAAATTCAGCGGACAGTTACGTGAGGCAATTATTCGTAACGCAAATAACCTATTCACCCCACGGCTTGAGGCCAAGGATAAAGAGCAACCCGTAACTGCGGATGAGTTATGGTCTATTATGTTTGGCAAGTATAAGCACCACCTTGATGTCCTGCCTGACTTCATGTTTAAGAAAGAGAATTATATTATTGTAAACAAAGTACTGTGTGATAACGAGGACGATAACAATGGGTTCTCTGACCGTCCCATTACTGAGTATATCAATCTGCGCTTTGATTTCTCTAGCCCACGGGTCATCCCAATACATAGGGAAGTGAGTATGGATGATGGGTTTGGGTATTCCCTTAGTAATTGGGGTGGGATGACTGTTGATTCCAGACACACTGACTGGCAGACCATTGGTAAGAAGTTATTGGACTGGCGTTTTGAGAAATCATGCATTGTTGAAGAGCAGACCACCTTCGTTAATAACACCAAGACTATTATTAACGCATTCAATACGCTAGCACCTGCATTGAGGGAATGGCCTGCACTGTGGGACTTGTTACCACAAGAGACTAGGGATCGACACTTGACTGTGACTGAGAAGCGCAAGAAAGAGAAGGTCGAGCTTGACTTAGACATCGGTAAGATGAATGCTATTACTGCTAGAGCGAAGCTGACTGGTGGGTTATGACCACTTATATAGTACTTTTCGTGGCACAGTTTTGTTTCGTTGCCACGAAAGCCTTTCAACAACTTAATGTGATGCACCATAAAACCGTCTGGGTGTTCTGGACAAGCGCAGTTATGTCTGTGTTTGAGTGCGGAGTCTATGGTGCTGTCACATTCAAAGCCTATGAGGTCGTCAATGGTGGCGACCTTTATTCATTTATGCTGTTGGCAATACCACTGTGGTTGGGTGGTAGTTTAGGTTCGATATTGTCAATGGCGATTCACAGGAGAATGCGTGATGCAAGACATAGAAACAACTCTCAGTGAGAGGGGAACTCGTTACGGTAGGTTTGAAACCCAAGCCGCTATTACTCAGGATCTTAAAGGAGTCATACGCCACTATGCGCGAGAGGTTGGGCAGAGCTTTCATGTGGACCAGATAGAAGCATTGGATATGATCTGCTCAAAGATTGCTAGGATTGTGAACGGTGACCCGAACTACGCTGATTCATGGCATGACATAGCAGGCTACGCGAAGCTCGTTGAGAACAGACTGAACGGTGATAGCGATGAGTGAAGAAGAGTGGGAAGATTTAGTTTACTGGTTGGTAATCACTGCGCTGTGCATCATAGTGGGCAAAGCACTGCTAGAAATGTAAATAAAAGCATAGACATTCTGCGGAAAAGCATGGGTATATCTACATATTTACGCAGAAAAGCTACATTTACGATGTATGTCATGCAAAACTGGAATTAGATTCCGAAATTTCATGGGTTGTATTCCGAGATTTTCAGAAAGGGAGAGTGAGTGATGGACGAGCTAATTGAACACTGTATGTATGAATCAGGGCTAACAGCACAAGGGTGTTGGGATGAGCTTGATGATTATGCGAAAGAAGCTATTGTGCGGTTTGCCGAGTTGCTTTTACGTGAGGCTGTACTGCAAGAGTTAGCTAATCAGGGGCAAGAGTGGGGGCTAGAGTGATGAGCGAATACGATGAGGTAGCAAAGGATCTTATCTGTAGATATTTACAGATAAGGGAGGAGGCAGTCAAGGACAGCATTATAGTGGTACATGTTACGGTTGGTAGTAAGGCTATACCTATGGCTAAGTTACTGACACTACTTAAAGAGCTAGTCGAAGAGGATCGGATCGAGACTCTTGATGGCAGACATTACAAGATAAGTTCCCCTGCGAACAAGATAGCTAAGGGTAAGTGGGTGTAGCCTATGGTGAGAGATAAAGTTAAGTATGAATTTGAGAACGACCTTCGCAAGTATCTTAAACGTGTCGAGCGGATGGAACGTCTAGGGGTTTTTAGTTCGCCAACCTTTACAGGAGTAAATAAGATAGTACTTCGCAGAGAGTTCATAAAGTTGTTGGTCGAAGACATAAGGTCTGATAAAGTGAACCTTGAGAATATACATCGGATGGTCTACGCACATCGTGGACGTGGTATATCCGTAAGGCAGAGTGTCGAGGACACAATAAACCACATGCAACCTAATGTGTTGGATGTGTATAACACTATGTATTATGCATAACGGAGGGCTATGTGGTGACACCGTTTACAGAAATAGAAATGGCCTTAGAAGAGGCAGACTTCCTAGCTAAAGAAACGCAATCGCCATACGCAGTCGTGGCAGATGGTAGGTCAGAGATACTGTACGTCATGCCATTGGATCAAGCTAGAAGAAGTTCATATTTAATATTAGAAATTATTAACTACACTTGGGAGGTGAAATGGATATAGTTACGATAGATTTTGAGACGTACTATGACAAGCAATTCAGTTTAGGCAAGCTAACCACAGAGCAGTATATAAGAGACCCACAGTTTGAAGTGATCGGAGTGGGCATAAAGATCAACGATAATCCTACGGATTTCTACACTGGCTCAGACCCAGAGTCCTTTCTCAAAAGCATAGACTATTCAGACAAGGCAATCCTCTGCCATAACACTGCGTTCGATGGCGCTATCCTATCGTGGCACTATGGAATCAAACCCAAGCTATGGCTAGATACTTTATCTATGTCAAAGCCATACCATAAAACGCAAGTCGGTGGGTCACTGGCAAAGTTAGCACGCCACTACGGCATCGGTGAGAAGGGTACTGAAGTAGTCAATGCACTAGGTAAAAGACGTGCAGACTTCTCTCACGAAGAAATGCGTAGGTATGCTGAGTACTGTTGCACTGACGTTGACCTGACATACCAGTTATTCAGGCGCTTGGTTAAAGGATTCCCACAGAAAGAGCTGTTGGTTATCGACCAGATACTGCGCATGTACACTGAGCCTACCATCGAGCTAGACAGGGGGTTGCTAGAAGAACATCTTTACAGTGTGCGTACCAAGAAGTTGCAGCTGCTAGACGATGCGGGTGTTGACCAGAAAGATCTCTCCAGTAATCCCAAGTTCGCTAAACTGTTGGAGGGTCTTGGCGTTGAGCCACCCATGAAGACTAGCCCACGCACAGGCAAGCTGACATACGCATTCGCGAAGACAGACCAAGGCATACTGGATCTATTAGAGCATCCAAACCCAGAGGTACAGACCCTTGTAGGCGCACGCCTTGGCACTAAATCCACCATAGAAGAGACACGTACAGAGAACCTTATAGGTGTGTCCGAGCGGGGCAGACTGCCTGTCATGCTTAACTATTATGGAGCGCACACAGGGCGCTTCTCAGGGGGTGACGGCCTTAATATGCAGAACCTACCTGCCCGTGGTAACAACACCATACGTAGATCACTGCGTGCCCCAGAGGGATACAAGCTAGTAGCCTGTGACTTATCTCAGATCGAAGCGAGGATGCTTGCATGGGCGGCAGAGCAGACGGATCTAGTGGACTCGTTTGCCAAAGGAGAAGATGTTTATTCTGTGTTTGCCACTGACGTGTACGGCAGACAGGTAACCAAGCAGGACAAAGTCGAGCGCTTCGTAGGTAAGACTTGCATACTTGGGTTGGGGTATGGTGTCGGGGCTACAAAGCTACAGCGTACACTGGAGCTAGGCCAAGGTGGTGTGAACGTAATCGTGGATGACAACGAAGCCAAGCGTATTGTTATGCTGTACCGACAGAAGAACCACAGGATAACTCGTCTGTGGAAGATGTGCGACTACGCCTTGGGGCAGATAATGCAAGGGAATTCAGGGGAGCTGTGTCCGGCAGTGACCTATGATGCAAACGGAATCCGCTTGCCCAGTGGTTTTTATGTGCAGTACCCACAATTAACACGGGGGTTAAACGGGTATAAGTATATAGATAATCCACGGTCACTAGCCAAGTCTGAAGCCGAGAGAAAAGATACAGACTGGGTACATATTTATGGAGGGAAGGTAGTAGAGAATGTTATCCAAGCCTTAGCGAGCTGTGTAATTAGAGAGCACATGCTAAGAATAGGGCAGAGATACAAGTGTGTTTTGCAGGTACACGACGAGATCGTTGCATTAGTACCAGAGGGTGAGGCCGATGAAGCTGAGAAGTTCATCATTGATGTTATGTCTACTGCCCCTGACTGGTGCTCTGACTTACCTGTTGCTTGTGAGGCTTCGGTTGCAGACACATATGGGGACTGTAAATAAGGAGATACAATGCGGTTAGCCCATTCATATTCTGCGATAAAGCTGTACGAGAACTGTCCACTACGCTACTACCGACAGCGTGTATTAAAGGAAGTAAAGGACGAGGACAATCAGTACACCATTTATGGTAGCCGAGTGCATGAAGCACTGGAGAAACGCCTGCGTGATAACGAGGAACTGCCCAAGGACTCTGCCCATTACGAGCCATTAGTCCAAGCTATCGAGCGCACAGTAGGAGACGGAGAGTTGTTTGTGGAAAAGCAGATGACTCTTACTGAGAACCTAGAACCTACCGATTGGTTTGCCCCAGACGCATGGTTCAGGGGGATGCTTGATGTCCTCATTGTTAAGGGTACCACGGCAGTGGTTATGGACTGGAAGACAGGTAAGCGTAAGCCAGACTTCGATCAGCTAGAACTGTTCGCACTACTAACGTGGAAGATGTACCCAGATGTTGACAAGGTCAAGGCGTCGTTTGTATGGCTCAAGGACATGGCTATGGACCACGAGGTCTACCACAGATCACAGTCAAATGAGTTATGGGCGAAGCATATGGCCAGAATAAGACGCATATATGACTCATTGGAAAATGACAACTGGCCCGCACGTCCGAGTGGACTATGCAGATTCTGCCCTTGCTATAGTAATTGCGATTACGCACAATAAAACTTGACATTGATGTAAAGAGGTAGTAATGTCTACACCTGAGAGTAAGGTGAAGCGTTGGGTTGACAACGTCTTCAAGAAACATGGCTGTTGGTACTTTAGTCCGCAGTCAGGACCGTGGGGTAAGGCAGGTATTCCAGACAGGATAGCCTGCGTTGGTGGATTCATGTTGGGTATTGAGGTTAAGGCTGATCCAACGAAGAAACCTACGGAGCTACAGCTCCGATGTATACAACAAATAAAGGACTCAGGTGGGTACGCTATGGTTGTCCACGATAAAGAGACCTTAACTGAGATGGAAAATCTTGTTAAGAAACTATTGGGTGTGTGATGTTTGTATCTAAAGAACACAAGGCATTGATACTGAACCTGCGTAATCCGAACGTGGTGCTTGACACCATACCTAAAGCTAAGCTGTTGCAGAAAGACGACAAGAACATAGTCATAGTTAAGCACGGCATAGATGAGGTAAAGGTTCTACGTAACATAGGTATACCTGCACCTTCGCCCATCCTCCACCACTACGAGTGGGTTGGTAAGTTTGATCCATACGACCACCAGAAACAGACTGCCGCCTTCCTGACTACACATCATCGTGGGATTGTTCTCAACGAGATCGGTACAGGCAAGACACAGTCTGCTTTGTGGGCGGCTGACTACCTAATGAAAGCGGGTGCGATAAAGAAGTGTTTGATCTTATCACCACTGTCAACTCTTGAACGTGTATGGGGCGATGGTGTGTACATGAACTTCCCCCACAGAACCTTCGTTACTTTACATGGCACAGCGGCTAGACGTAAGAAGCTACTGAAGAAGGACCATGACTTCTACATCATTAACCACGATGGCTTTAACATTATCCATGACGATATACAGGGTATGTTTGATCTAATCATTGTGGATGAGGCCGCTGTCTACCGTACGCCAAACACTCAGCGGTTCAAGATCTTCCGCCGCTTCATGGACAAACATCCAGAAACACGTCTTTGGTTGATGACAGGCACACCTACACCGAACTCACCATTGGACGCATGGGCACTAGCTAAGCTAGTTGGAAGCCCGTTCTGCACTAAGACATTCACTGCGTTCCGTGACCAAGTCATGATGAAAGTAAGCCAGTGGAAATATGTTCCTCGACCCGAGTCGGTAGACATCGTAAAACATATCCTGCAACCATCAGTCAGGTACACGCGTGATGAATGTTTTGACTTGCCTGATACCGTGATTCAGACCCGAGAAGTACCGCTGACCAAGGAGCAAGAGAAGCATTACAAGCAGATGCTTAAAAACTTTACGACAGAATTAACTAGCGAAGGTACTATCACAGCAGTTAACGAAGCTGTTAAACTACAGAAACTTGTACAGATAGCTTGCGGTGTGGTGTATGGAGACAATGGTGCGCACATAGATGTGGACTGTTCACCACGGGTGAAGGTCGTAAGAGATGTTATTGAGGAGGCGGGTGAGAAGGTGATCGTTTTCGTACCCCTGACGGGTACACTTCACATGTTGGAGAGAGAACTTTCAAAGCATTGGTCAGTCGGCGTGGTAAACGGTGAGGTCAGTAGCAGTAAACGCAACCAGATCTTTCACGATTTTCAGCACAGCAAAGACCCACGGGTGCTCATAGCACACCCCGCAACTATGGCGCATGGACTCACGCTGACAACGGCTTCGACCATCATATGGTATGGGCCTATCACCAGTAACGAGCAGTATGTACAGGCCAATGGGCGCATAGAGCGGATAGGTAAGAAGCATGTATCCAATGTGATACACATAGAGAGCACAGACCTAGAGGCTAAGATGTACGAACGTCTTAGAAACAAACAGAAGTTGCAGGGATTACTTCTGGAACTAATTGAGAACGCTCAGTAAGAGGTACTATGACTGACGAAGAGTTGTTTGAGATGGAGGCGGAGCTTGTTGCCACCATAGGTAGGGTGCTTAATAAGTATATGGACGTGGTAGTAGCAGACGAAACTCTGAAGAACTCAGACGGTGTGGCTGTAACTATGGCTTTCAATACACTCTGCTCAATGACAGCAAGCATGATTGTTAACTTTGTAGAGGACAGCAACAAGGAGAGAGCGGCACAACATATCTATAGAAAGATAGTTGATTATATGGATGCCTATGAGGCAGTTACTAAACCGGAGGGAGTTATATGGCACTAACAGTGGACCAAGTGATCGCAACATACATCAAGTTGCGCAATAAAAAATTGGCACTGCAAGCTGAGGTCAAGGAAAAGACTGACGCAATCACTGAGCAGATGCAGAAGCTAGAGTCTTGGATCAAAGAGAAAGCAGACGAAGATGGTGTTACGTCATTCAAGACTACGCAAGGCACTGCGTTTCTAACCACCACAGACTTTGCGAATGTGGCTGACTGGGATGCAGTTGTTGAGTTTGTAAAGCAGAACGATGCGTGGGATATGTTTGAGAAGCGCATCAGTAAGACTGCTGTAAGGGGGTATATTGATATCAACAAAGAAGTTCCTGCCGGAGTCAACTATGGCACACGGCTCGATGTCAATATCCGTAAACCAACTAAGAAGGTAGAGGGCGATGAATGAGGTAGCTACAGTTTTTAAGATAACCAATGGGTACGTTATCACACTTAACGAACCTAACATCAGCAAAATCAACGCAACGGCAAGTAGGAACATGATGTACTTCAAAGAACCACAGGAGTTGGGGCAAGCCTTTGCTACTTTATTAGCTAAACAGAAACTAACCGCGAACGAACCAAGACAGCTTGACATGTTCGCAGATACAGCAAACTCTTAAGGAGATATTTATGAATGATTTAATCCCATCAAACATCCAAGTTCCTGCGCACCTAGCAGGACGTGTAGGGCAGAAGTCGGCACTGGCTTCAGCGCTGTCAACAGGAGCAACCCAAGCAGGTGCGCCACGTATCTCGATCAAGGGTGGACGTTTCCGCATTGTTCAGGACGGGACTGAGACTGTACTGGATTCTACCAAGATCGAAGTCATCATTGTTGGTGCTAACCCACGGCTGTCTAAGACATTCTATGCCAAGCAGTGGACTCCAGACGCAGAAGCTAGCGCACCGGATTGTTTCTCACTCGATGGTATTAGCCCTGACCCTAGCTCAGAAGATCCACAGAATGATTTGTGTGCGACCTGCCCCAACAACGCATGGGGTAGCAAGGTAATGCCCAACGGACAGCAGACCAAAGCCTGTGCAGACCAGAAGCGACTAGCAGTTGTTGCGGCTGACGATCCAAAGGGAGAGATATACCTGCTTCAGGTTACGCCTTCAGCGCTACGTGGCCTTAACGCATTCCAGAAAGAGCTGAGTGTACGTGGTATCCCCCCAGAGATTGTACGTACTAGGCTTTCATTTGACCCAGATGTCTCGTATCCTAAGCTCCAGTTCGGATTCGCAGGATTCATTGACGAAGATACTCAGGCGGCAGTAGATACCCTGTTCGGTTCTACTCAAGTGCTAGAGATTACTGGTGAGAAGCCAGTGGTCAAGGCAGAGCCTGCACCCGTTGCACCCAAGCCCACGTTGGTAAGCCCTAAAGAGGAGCCTGCCCCTGCCCAAGCAGAATCTGAGGACAAACCGCGTGGGTTTGGTGCTTCTAAACCAGTACAGCAGGAAGAAAAGCCAAAGCCCAAGGGCTTCGGTGCGGCTAAGGAAGAGCCCAAGCCTGCTAAGACAACTAAGGAGAAGTCCGGTGGTAGTTTAGCCGATGAGATCGCCGCCCTAGTTGAGGAGGTAGGTTTCGATGACGAGTGAAGCGCAGACTAATGCGCTTCCACCCTTAGAGTTTGAGAGAGTAGAAGCGCTACGTAAACATATGTTGATGACTTCTGGCGATATGGCTTCGATTCTGGGTGTTTCTCGTGTAACCTACTACAACTGGGTTAGAGGGAAGCCCGTCCGAAAGACCAACGATGCGCAAGTACGAAGAACTGTGAAGAAGTTATTACACATTATCCGAGATATAGACTGGCCAACGCCTGAGGTTTTAGCGATGGATCAGCGGGGTAGGTACAATAAATTACTCGAAGTACTTGCAGATTATGAATAGCGATTAGCGGGGGCAACCCCGCACCTTTGGCAGGGATACTATGAATACGCTTGATTTTTTAAGGCGGGTCTTACCGACCCAAGGATATTACGTCACTACAGTAGTTAATAAAGATGGTAGTAGACAGCAGGGATTCTTCAATACAGTCAGTGACTTAGAGCAAGCAGTAAGTAGATTAGATAAGACAGGGAACAATACTTACTACGCCATCAGCTCATTCCAGACCAAGAAAAATAGAAAGAAGACCAACGTACTTTTCACTAAATCATTAACCATAGACATCGACTGTGGTGAGAACAAACCATATCCATCGTGGCGCGAAGGGCTAAAAGCCCTAGGTGAATTCGTCTCAGAGATGGGTTTGCCAAAGCCTATGGTGGTTTTCTCCGGTAACGGACTACATGTCTACTGGATTTTAAAGACAGACTTAACTCCAGAAGAGTGGATGCCATTGGCTCACGCCCTCAAAGCGGCAGTGGTTGCTAAGAACTTTGAAGTAGACGCAGGTCTGATGACCAACAACGCACTGGTGTTACGACCACTGGGCACCCACAATCATAAGAACGGCAAGGAAGTTAAGCTCCTAATAGATTCACCTTCAGTAGACATCTCCGACATAATGAGCGCGCTTGGGTACTATATGAATGCCGCGCCAGAGATTAAACACAAGGTAGAGCAGAGTTCACTACTCAAGAACCTAGCGGCAACGACTGAGTTCCCACCTGCTAATCCTATTACCGTGGCTAAGAAGTGCCAGCAGATAGACTGGGCGATAAACAATCCAGAAGAAGTTCCTGAACCTATATGGTATGACTTACTGGGTGTAGCCGCATACTGTAGCACGCCAGAGGAGACAGCTAAGGAGTGGAGTTCAGGCTACTCAGGGTACGACCCAACCGAGACCGTACTGAAAATGCAACGGTGGAAGGAGACAACCACTGGTCCTGCAACGTGTGATAAGTTTGACGCTGATAGACCCAACGGATGTAAGGGCTGTAAGTTCAAAGGGAAGATCGGTTCACCTGCTAGACTGGGTGTGCAGTATGATGAAATCCCACTGAAAGATGTTACACTTGACAGTAATGCTAACCAAGTACCAATGCCCAAGCCGTTCAAGCGGACAGCCAGTGGCGTAAAGATTAGTATTGATGAGACGGATCTAGACGTGTGTCCGTTCGATGTATACCCAGTATCGTATGGTAAGGACGAAGACCTTGGGTATGAAGTGGTAAGGTTCCACTGGAATCGTAAACACCACGGGTGGCAAGAGCTTAAGATGCGGCAGGCTTTACTGACCACTGAAAAGCGTAATGATTTCTCTGCCGCTATCGCTGACCAAGGGATTGTATTAGCGAACAACAAACAGACGGAGTACTTTCAGCTAATGCTTAGATCTTACATGAATGAGCTTCGCCAGATGCGAGCGATGACCAATCTTTACTCCACGATGGGGTGGAAGGAAAACTACAGCCAGTTTGTTTTAGGTAATAGGCTATATCGCAACGAGAACGGGGTAGTTTCCTGTGAGAGTGTAACGCTGTCTTCTTCATCACAGCGGCTAGGCGAGGAGCTTTACTCTACCAAAGGCAGTCTGGATGCGTGGAGAGATTTTACCAAGCTACTGGACAAAGCAGACATGCCGCACCACAAGTTCGCATTGGGTGTAGGATTTGCCGCACCACTGCTTTCGTTCACTGGCTTGAAGGGTCTGACAATATCTCTCTATGGCCCAACGGGAGGTGGTAAGACCCTGATTCAGTTGTGGCAACAGTCTATTTATGGAGCACCAGACAAGTTGCACTTTGCTTCTAAGTTCACACTCAACTCGCTGTTCAACAGGCTCGGGCTATATAACAACCTGCCCATGACCATTGATGAAATGACCACGATGAACGACAAAGAAGTTGGTGACTTCATTTACTGGGTGACACAAGGTAAAGACAAGGCTCGACTGTCACGCAGTGCAGAAGAACGC